CCTACCTACAACTGGACTGCAATACATGCGACTCTCATGTAAACAGAGTTCTCCTGTATCCAAGCCCATTTACCTAAAAGTATCACCACTATATACATATATATATACACTATCTACCATACACATCAACAAATGTGCAACACAACCCAGTCATATGGCAAACATATATCAGGTTATAGGACACTAACACCATAATCAGCAGTGTAAATGCAAGCTGCACCAAAAGTTGCAACCTCCATCCCCAGTTTAAGATTATGAATAACGAATTCCAACTCTTGAAGTTGAATTTCACTCATGTCGTATCTACGTAACCATGATTCACGTTTAATATTCGGTTTTGAATATTCACTTTCTGTAACCTCCTCACTGTAGCGAGTGATCACCTCGAAATTACTTTCGGTCATAAAGCGTTGTCGCAATGCAACAAGAACTGGGCCAGCATGCTCGTTCTTCAAACCCTTAACCACCCCCTGTAGAAATCTCTCCATACGTTCTGGCCAACTTAAAGACCTAAACTCTCCAACAGTGAGATTTAACATTCGGGCATCCATATCCCCTTCTATACTTCCAAAAGATCGTAAGATTGCGCCATCATTCAAACAAAAAACCCAGTCTCCATCAACAGTTTCCATTGGACTCCGTTTTAGAAACTGAACACGTTCAAATATAACGTCATTCAGTGTACCTGCCATTTCTGCTGTGCATTTGTGTCCAATGCATGCAGCACCAACTTTTATACATCTATCTACATCACTCTGCTTGTCAACAAAATTCCAGGCCAATTGCCAGTGTATTGATGAACATATAGCATAATCTGATGTATGATTTAGTATAGTTGTTATGGTTGTACCCGATCCCTCGAAAGGGCCATCAAATTTTAACTCTCCGCATCGGAGTTTTGTTTTAGGGTCTGTGATGAGTATAGGTAGCATACATTGCTGTATTAAACCCTTTGCTCGTTCATGATTGAACTGTGAGACAGCAGCTCCAGTTACCCCAAACGCAAATGCATCCTGATTACTATCATTTGATGCAGTGTCAATATTCACGGCCATTGTGTGCCCCCGTATGTTACCTACCATGATAGCATCATCAGAGAATATGAGGTAATACATAACATTTGTTGATGTCAATGTAGATCTAATTTGCTGTAAAAGCTCAACTAGTTTTTCCTCACGTGGTTTTGCATAGATATAAAATATACCTGTTACACCATTAACCACTGTCGTGTATTCTCCACAGTATGCGATTTTAACGAATTCAGGCAACTCATTAGCATACATACTACCACCACCGTACGCCACGAATAAGCGGGGTGCCTTGCCATATTTTGCCAGCTCACGTTTAATACAAGCTGACAATTTTTTGACCATAACATCCTTATCCTCATGGAGGGCGACCCCTTTAACATACATCCGCCTCATAGCCCGCTTAATGTGTAAGATTTCTGCAGCTTCAATACGACCAACAAATGGAGCAACAAGTTCGGTGTATTTTTCATAACAACCATAATATAACCAATCCAGTCCAGCACGTTTTTCATCAACGTATGTCTGGATAATAGATCGATCACATTTCTCAAGTAACTGCGCCATTTGCGTTGTCATATAAGCAACATACTCTGATTGTTTCACACATTCAAAAGCAAGCTTATGGTCAAGGTCCTCAGGTTTCGCGAAAAAATATGTTCCACCACTTTCATGCTTACTAGCTGCACGACCATTCAATCCCCACCATTTAGGGTATCGTTTGTCACACATTGTTTTGACATGTTCAAGCATGTGGGGCCTTCTTATGGCAGCCAATCCTTCCGCTACTAAGTATGCCAGACCAACACCAATCTTCCGACGTTCAAATGCATCATCCTCCGTGCCTATCATACGTTTAAGAGCATGAGTCACATTGGATGCAGTATTAGCATATTCAACAAAATATGGTTGTCCCAATCCTGGTAAACCACACATTATTGTTCTGTGCTGATCTGTAATATCATCTGGCGATATGAAGATTAGATGTCCTTCCTCATCAACTTGGCAAACATTATTGTCCAAATTAACAAGCTTGTAATCTGTGCGTACCTCCCAATCTAATGGTAACGTGCATATTGCTGATGGTTCACGTCTAATGTGTTCCTCGTTCCACTCAACACCTAAGCGTATCATGTTACGTGCATACTCGTTATCAAATTCACCCTTAACCACTATTGTTGGATCCACCTTACGTTGCAAACCTGCATCCAAGGACATCTGTGTACCAAGATAATGAACTTCATGAACAATGAATGACATAGTGAATGCCAACATTGGTATAAAATCAGGAAAATATTTGAGTGTGTGCATCTGCACAACCTCCAAATATTTCATATCTGGTTTTGCCTTTGGGTACTTTGCACGAATTGCAGACCTCAAACCCCTAAACACATTGCCAACTATTGCTTCGTGTCTAACCCCATCAAGCATATATAGTGGGCATCTCTCAAATAACCAGGGTTCAGTCATTGATCTATACATACCTTTAGGATTTGTTAACGGAACCTCCTGCAGCCAACCAAACTCGTGTTGATCAGGTGGGAGACAATAAATCATCTCACCAGCATCCGCATTGCCAGGTATACCAAACTCCTTACCATTCCATGTAAGGGTTAGGTCTTCCATTTTACAAACTCTAAGCACCACAGCTGGTGGGGGAGGTGGTTTGTCAACCTTTTCCTCATCTTTTGCTATGATGACTTTAGCAGCCTCAGCTACCTCCGGTGGAGCACCAATCTGCACTGGTCCTGATTTCTCCCCCGGGTTGCCAAATCGTCGCCGTGCGGCAGCAATTTTGCGATTTTTCTGGTTGTCAGCAGCTGTAGTATCCACATCATCAGAGCCAGTAACTTCACCATTATGACCATTTAACTGGTTAATCACCCAACGAACCAAATCATCAGAGTGCCATACTGGTGGGTTATCGTACCACTGGTTATATGGCATAGTGTTTGTTGATAACATATCAATGATTGAACCTTGCACGTCCACTGCTGCCCCAAAATGAGGCAAGAAGTTCACTGAATCATCAAAACACCACGCTATAGCTAAGGAGTTAGCGGAGTTTTCTGGTGCAATGCCTCCAATAAATAAATGAAAACATACCTGCACCAGTCCACCCTCTCCCTCTCGGAACAATAAACCTATAACATTGACACTAATATCAACATCATCACCAACTAGAAGTTCATTGTCCTCATCACCACCACCCCAGCCAGTCAAATCAACTGTGTCCCAGTTGTCCTGTGTGGCTTGCTGTGTTGGTTGTTGATTCCTATTGTTGTTGTTATTAGTGGTGGGTGAATCACTCCCTCCACTATTGGTACACCCTTGCGTCCGACTACCGGTGGGTGCTGCATCACATGGCACTGAGGATGCCAATAGATCAATTAATGCAATTACCAATATGTAACTAATTAAACCTAATACTATTAAACTATGACTATAGACCCACATGTAAACATGTTGGTGTAGTGTGATCAAATCACTGTAGAAAAAACTACCCTTAGAATATACGGTCACATACTCAGCACTATTGTGCATTTCTGTAATTAACTGTAAACAGCTAATCCCGTTACATGAGTCTCTAGGTGTACACATGAACAGAACCAAGGTTTTGCTGTTAATACTATGTTTTGGCTTGGTATTTTATACACGCCGATACAGTGAGCCAATCTGTACTTGGCGCTGATGCCCATCAACAGTTACACTGTTATGTGCTTGTATGATGCTGGTGCTATTTAACGTGTTATCATATTCACACAACCATTTTCGAGAGTTTGGAAACTCTGGTCCACATTAAATGTGTTGTTTGGTACTATATACATGTCAATTGCTATAAGAGCTAATTAACCTGAGCAATTGCTACAAACCTGTAAGAGATGCAACAATTAGTCGACCTGCTACTGGTATTGCTTCCACAGCTACTTTTTGCAAACCTTTTAGCAACGCCTGTTTCCAGGGTACATTATGATTTGCTTTAATAGCATAAGCATGCCCAGCGGCAGAGACCAGTGAATTGAGACCTTCTATATCTTCAGAATTTTCAGATGCTGAAGCCATAGCAGCCCGTCCAACATATTCCACATGAATGACATACTCATACATATACGTGAAGCCAGCTTGGCCTGATATATGTGCGAGCATCATACAACCACCTGCATTACGTGCATCCGGTACCGTGTCGGAGGATGATGATCCCTGCACCAATTTATACCCACCAGACAGTGGGCATAGAACGGCTGCACCAGCACCACTAGGTGATGCGGCGACTCCCCGAGCTGCTCGTTCCATAGCAGATAAATCCCACTCAATTGCTGATGTAGGGAATGCAG